AATTCTTATGGCATCTTCAGGACATGATGGTCGATCTATTGCATGTTCAGGGATAGTAAACTTGCCATCCTGCTGAGTACGCAATAAATGCCACATTACCCGGTTTAATCCTGTTTGTGATAGTTGTTTGTTTCTCATTACTTATTTTCTCCGTCTGGGTCTGGTAAGATTAGTATTCTATTAGCGGTTATTGTTGTTTTCCCCTCGATAATAGCTTTACACACTCTATGCCATCCATTCATTATCCACCCTCCAGGACTTACTATTATAGGAAAACTATCCTCACAATCATTTACATCGTAATAATGGCTAATGAAAGTTTCTATAGAGTTTAATTCCCATGGCATAACAGACAAATCAATACTTAATAAATCAAGACCAAACGCTAAAGACTCGCATTTCGCAAGTGTTTTTACATACCACCATTGTTTTCCAAGGGATGTTTTTTCTGTTTCATAATCGTTCTTTACCATAAATTGTTTGATGCTGTTGTTTCTCATTGCGATAACGCCTCCCCAGCCTTCGCCATTACGCTTGTTTCGTCTACGGGGCCAGTTAAGTTCTTACTAGCCTTCATCATCTCTATTTGCTGTGCCTGTTCCACTGCAGCCTGTTCAGCTTCACGAATAGCGGCAATAATCTCGTTGTACTCTTCTTGTGGTTTAAGCTCCGTCAACGGGAATCCAGTTGCCTTCAATATACGTTCAAGTGTACCATGCTCACGAATAGCATTCTTAAGCTCAGGCCATACTTCGAACATAGAACCGGCAACACCCAAACCCTCTAAGATAGGATCAAGTTCTTGTTTAACCTTCTGCGCCCTTGCAAGCGGACCAATGAAGACAGGGGTTAGTGATATTTCAGTTGTAACACCAAGCTCATCGGCGACGCCTTGAATTACCTCACTTATCTCTTCCATTCGTACAAGACTAAAAGGCCCACGCATAGCACGAATTTCAATATCCATAACCCGTTCGTCAACATCGGCAAGGAATCCTGTCGTTAAAGAAGCAATGCCCGGGTTCACCTGTGCTGATAATTCAGCCGCAATCTTGATTATCTGGGTTGCTGTTGGTTGCTGCCTTAACGTATTGGTCATATCCGTAAACTTCAGGAAGTCTTTTACATTAAACCAACGCTTAACATTTTCAGCATTAAACTCAAGTTCCTCACGGCTCAGACGTATATCACCTACAACATCAATGGCCTTCGGAGTAAAGTTCCAATCATTCTTATCTACAGAAGTGACTCCTTCTGGACGGAAGTCTACTATATTTCTGTGATCTCCCAGTACCGCACGAGGAGGGTTATTCTTTAGTTTCCGGTTAGTAGCCTGGTCGAGAGCCATTTCCTGCTGTGACAATACATCATATATAGCCTCAAATGCAGGAGTTCTAGAACACGATTCCCAAAGCTTCTTGTCATAATCCCATGTAGTAAAAGGTCTTGTGAAATACGGCTCTGTACTAAGCGGATTGTTCTTTTGATCTTCAGTTGTCTTCTCAATGAAGTAAACACTTATCCACTCGGCGTCAGGCTTATTAAACTCTTCAACGTCCCATACAGGATTAACGCCCTTAAAGACTGCACGATACATTGTATGTTCTTCGTAGTAGTCACCGGATCGAATGTTATCCAGAATGGTTTGTGGTAGTTTAGCTTGCTGTTCGTCTTCAGTGGGTGCAAACTTGTCAGTAATCTTCTTAACTGTCCAGTTTTCGTCCTTAATTATCACACCTTCAAGCTTGTTATTGCCATCGTAGAAAGCAAAGACTGTGCTATAATGCTGCGGAAGGAATGCAATCTCACCCTTAACAACATCAGTCTCTTCTATAAACATGAGCGGAGAACCTATCGTTACGCCATCCTTAATGAATATAGGCAGTATACGATAGAAATTGCTTTTTCGGAAAACGTCCGTCATGTGATCATCTATCTCTTGCAACCAAATAGACAACTCATCAATCTTGTCAAGCACAGCACTACCGGCTTCATGGCTCAACCAATCTGCATCGGCACTGACTAGCCCACCCTGCAAGCCCTTAGACATAACACCTGCCGCCCAGAAACCAACTCCGTCATGGATATCTTCGCCGAAGAACGAACCATCCCCGTCAGGGTCAATGTCACTGCTCATATCAGGACGCATCAAGTTTATAATACTCTCCCTCGCTTTGTTGAACTTAACATACCCACGCTCTTTCTGGTTCAAGAGTTGCAGGATTCTGTCATATAGTTTTGTGTTGTCCCATAATGGCATATTGTTATCCTAAAACATTTTTATTACTTAGTGCATCTAATCCTGGTATACCGAGCTTAGGAGTAGCAAACCCCTCGGTTAGTAATGATGCTGACAATCGCCTGTTCTTCTTTGCCGCCTCTGAACTTTGAGGTAGTGCCGCTGCGGTTACGCTATTATCAGCTTCTACGCTTGGTGTCTTAACTTTACTTCCACTATTCATAAGGGAACTAGCCGCAACACCTGCGCCTGCCCCACCTATCAATGCTAATACTGTAGCTGTCTCTAAACCCACTATTTAACCTCATATACATCATTAGTCGCACCATCAACAAATTTATGTGGTACTGTCTTTATATACTCACCGCCTAAAAACTGGGCATACCTAGTTCCATTAACAAGATAAGACGGTATTAAGATCAACGCTTTCTTGCCGGGAAACACAGACCGTAGCTGCTTAATGAACGCTATTGCTGCTCTTGCCCGTATAATTGACGAGAACTTAGCTGAATATACAGCCCAAAGATTATACACGCCGTCAATTAGTCCAGCACCACAACATCCAACCGGCTTATTATCCTTCAAATAAGTGAACGACACACCGCTAGTCTCTGCGTAATCTGCCATCTCATAGGTTATGCCCTGTCCGGCCTCGACCAAGTTATCCTTGATCTTGAATAGGTCTGCCTTGTGTAGTGGACGGGTTCCAGTCATGCTAGCCTCTTGATTCGTCTACCGTATGCGTTATGCCCAGCCCTTGCCGGGATTGCTTGTCTTGTTTCACCTACCCTTTGACCTCTTACCGCATGACACCTGTATACAATAGCAAGGTACCTAAATGCGTCAGCACCATGACTTGCCCAGTTATGCAATGGCTTGTTCTCATAGCATCCAGAGGACTCGTCCCACTTCGCCCGGTACATTTCCATACATCTAATACCATAATCACACTTATCAACGTCAAACCAGCAACTGTCTATTATGCTCATTGCCTCTTGAATGCCGCCGGAGACGCTGCATTTATCCACAATATCGAACTCTATGCCAGCATCCCGAGCGACTTCCACAAAATCACGTCCGGTTTGCATACTTCGGCCATTTGGCCCTGTACCGGAAACATCCCACGGAGCGTAGTGCGTTCCGTAGATGTATTTCTTATTCTGTAGCATTAGAGCATAGTCATGTATGCCTAAACCCTCATTGTCGATATAAAAGTCTATTAACCTTATCTCTTGCCCGATGAACTGGACAAACCATATTGCCGTATGTTTATGCCCAGGATCCCATATCGTATGTACCTTCGCATGTTTGTCATACGGAACTGTGCATATTCGGCCAGCTTCACGGGCAATAGCCATATCCTTACCGTAATAGGCACCCTCGATATGAGCCTTGAATGACTCTTCTGGCGTCGACGGGTGTTCTCGGTAGATTAACAGCTTAAGTTTCTTTTTCTTGGCCGTGTACCACGCACGCTGCCCGGACGTCAATATTATATCATTGTCCGTAGCATCAATATACTCTTGCACTTTATCAAGATACTTACTCATTTTCTCATTAACGTCTACAAACTGCGGATCGGTAGTATTCTTCGGGTCTTGATACCATGCGAAAAAATGAAACTTAAAATCCATTGGCCCAAGCTTGCGACCAGACGTTTTAATCGCTTCCGCCTCTTGACACATGTCATAGAACAAACCAGCCGAACCCTCAGCAGTCGATTCTATCGTTATAAATGACCCCTCGTGTACCGCCTCAAGCGTGCCTGATTGTATCTCGGTTGCTCTTTCGGGGGTCTTTGCACATATTTTCCCAAGCTCCGACACATGCACCCACTGAAGCGTCCCTGACCTAAACGACGTTGCGGTCGCCAGACTTGAATTGTTCGTAAATATAAGCTGGTTCGCATCGTCTTTAGTTGTCCCGATCTGCTTCCGTAGTGCTGCCGGCAACTGAGAATATGGGTATTTAATCTTGTCCCTGAATATCTCCGTAGCTGCTTGCTGATTATGAGCTATAACGCCCGCCTTGGTGTTTGAATTAAACAAGCACATATCTAGCATCATGATACAACAAAAGGTCGTTATCCCATGTTGTCGGCTCTTGAGGATTATATTGAGCCAGTGCAAAGCTTTATAAAACAAGAGCTGAACCGGCCGACACTTGAACAGGACACGTTGCCCTTGCTCATTAGTGATATAGTAAAGATTGTTTAGTCTCCACAATCTGTCGGCCATATTCTTTTTTAGTTCTGCTTCAGTCATTGCTTGCCTAAGTTAACATTCCTGATTCTTGCTATTTTATTAAAACCCGTGATATGAGAGACTTTGTTTGTTTTTGGGCTAAAACAGCCTTACCTATTTTAACAAGTTTACCTTTTCTGCTCCTTCGCCCGTATAACTAGGCTAATACCGGCGTCAAATGCCAGCACCAAGATACATGCGATAACAAGCGTTGCAGCATCACTCACTGGGCAACCCCCGTGACTTACCATCCAAGGCGTTTAATAGCCCCGTTAGTCCTATCTCTCCGCTATGCTCGACCTCTGTCCGCTCACTCATGCCGTGATTAGCTGATAATAGCATCTTACCGATGGTTGCATTGCCACTACCTTCAAAGCTACGATTGATTAACTCCTCTTGCTGGTTTATAGCTACGCCTCTTAATGCCCCAATAAATTCAGGATATTTGTTACCCCAAGTCGTTAATGTCTCTAGACTTATGCGAAGTAGTATCGCAACCCCTGCCCTAGTCGGTAATCTCTTTGTTTTGCCTTCCTTGGGATTCAAGCACTTATCTATATACTTGTCTATTCTTTTGCACATTTCTGGCCTGTATTTTGTTGGTCGGCCTACTGGTCTAACCTTTTTCTTTGCCATGCTATTTGCCTTTGCCTGTAGATCGTGTGAACTTACACCCGCCACGCCCCTGGTTTGCTCTCTTTGCCTTGCCGCTGCCGTCTTTCTTTGGTACGTTACGCTTTGCCATTATCATCGCTTTCAATAAATAACTGGTTTGTTTCGTTTATCGCTTCTTTGTGGTTTTCTTCTTTGCCATCTTTATAGTTTAACACTTTCTTGCTACTTGTCAAGTCTTAATTGCATTATTCTGCTTTTTGTTTATTACCTTCAACTCCTGTACCCGCCTGCATATCTATTTCTCAACCCTGTTTTTCGTCCACCATTCTTGTCTGTTATTGACACATTATCCAGCTTAAAGGCACATATATCTGTACCCGATGAATTATTGCCCTGGAACACTACGCTTTCGGTAGTTGTTGGTTTCCATTCTACCGTGACCGTTTGAGTTGTTCCGTATGTCCCTATTATTTTACGGTCAACCAGGAGCGAACTATCTTTTATCCTGAATATGACCGAATCACCACTCACATACTCAAAATCGAATGATATTGTATAAGTATGTCCTTTTGTGACGGCTATGTTAGTGTCTGTGTAAGCCGCTGAAAACTTCGCTGCTACGGTTTGAATGCAACTTAGCTTTCCAGCGTCCCACTCAAACGTGCTGAAATTACCGGCTAGGTTGTTCCAGCCTACAATATCGCTAACAAAATCCCCGTTAGTTACTAAATTTGGCCCTTCCATTACGTACGCCTCGATCTATATCCGCCTACTTTATATCTGCTTCTTAACCCACCAGCTACCGTAATAACTTCATCCGGAGTAATCGGAAAGCCTGTTCCATTAAACCACCCTAAAAGGTGAGGGCTTGCTGCTGCATCTAGCGTTAATGGTGCGATAACGTGCGACATTAA